GCCACCAGCGAAGAGCCATCTGTCGGGGTGCCGCCAAGAGCCGCTGTCTTGAGCCCCACCGTTCCCGTGCCGAGTTCAGAGCCGATGTGGCCGTTCCACATCTCGGTGTTGGCCGCAGTCAGCAAGTCGAAGCCGATCGGCGGCTGTACGGGCGGAGTACCCGGGGGAGCCGCAGGAGTGCCACCGACCGGGCCGACAGATGCGCGTGCGTCGATGGTGGCGGAACCGTAGTCGGTGGACATGATTTACTCCTTATCTGTTCGGATCCTGCTGGCCCGGTTCATTGGGATCAGGGGGCTGCGGATTCGGTTGATGCGGCTGATTCGGGTTCGTTGCCATGGTTTCTCCTTACTCAAACATCTTTCCCTGGAACTGCCGTCCGGACATGGTCAGGTTTCCTGCCCAGGCGAGAATCTGCACCTCGGCATCCTGGTTCACGGAATACCGCTTGCTCGGATTCAGGCTGACCATGTTCCGATCAGCATGAGGCCGATAGAAGATGTACTTGGTGTTGAGCATGTACATCGTCTTCACGGGCATACCACCCCCGATGCCACCATCGAGCACCACGTCCGCGTCCATGTACTTCAAGGTCACAAAGCCACGGTTGGCAGACTCGGAGGAGGTAAAGCGTTGCTGTGCCTGCAGGCCGGAAACGAAGTAGCCCCAGTAGCCGTTGTCCATCAGGATCAGGTCAGGCCGATCGTTGCCGCGCACGAGCTTGGCCCACAGGGCATTCATGTAGTCGCCAATATTGGCCGAGGTCGCCGCCGCGCCGCCAGTCGTGGTGGTCTTGAAGACCTGATTGCGCCAAAACTGCCATGCCACCTGATCAATGCCACCGACGGTTCCAGCCAGCGTGGGATCCGTTGCAACCTGCTTGGCCAGACCCTCGATCTCCTTGCCACCGGAGCCCGTGCCGTCCGAATAAAGCGAGATGGAGATGAGGTTCTGCATCGAGCTCTCGGCCACGTTGATACGCGCCTCGAGCAGATCGATCATGCGCTCCGGGCCGGAATTCTGGAGTTGCTCCAGACCTGAAATGGTCACAGGACATGCTGCCTGCTTCCACTGGTAATCCGCCGCACTGATGACATCTTGCGCCGCGATCGGCAGGGTTTCATAGCCGGAATAGAACCCGGCGTTGCCGTTGGCGGCAAAGCTGAGCTCCTGCATGATGCTGCTGCCACCCGAAACAGTCTTGATATTGCCCCGTTTGGACATCCACGTCAGAAGGGCGTTGTTCTTCGTGACGTTGTCGGCAATGGTCTTGGTGCGTGACTGGATGGTCGTGGCGATGATGTCGCTGATTGCCGTATTGGCAAAGCCCATGATGACTACTCCTCCGCCTCCTGCGGAGGCGCCGATTCTGACAAAGGTTCGTCCCCGGTTATCTCGATGGGTGTACCGTCGTGGTCCACGATGAACTGGATCATCCGTGGGGTCGGGTCAACGTCGAGGGCCAACCGCGCGGCCTCTGCGAGAAGATGGTCATGGAAGTAGCGACCGGCAGCGAAGGAGAAGATGAGGGTGCTCATCAGCGTCCCTGGTGCGCTGCCCACGCAGCTTCAATGGTGCTTCTCAGATCGTCAGGAGCTACCTTCTGCTTCAGACCGGCGGGCGATCCACTCACGGAGAGGGATGCCCCAAGGGATCTGGTGGCAGCATCGTGGGCCGCTTGGGCTCTTTGCTGGCCAGTTCTGCCTTGCTCTGCCGCTTGGGCATCAGGGTTCATGGCAACAGCACGCTTATACGCCTCCTGCGGCGACAAGTAAATCTGCCGGCGCGAAGCAACTTCCATGATGTCGGCCATCTCGAGCGCCACGAGGTCGAAATACGGGAAGTTGCGGGTGTCCTCGGCCATCGCGTTGATAACCTGCTCCTGCTGCGAATATTCCCGCTGCATGGCCTGTTGCCGGCCCTGCTGGGTCGTCTGGACAAACTCCTGGATCGGCGCGAGCTTCTGGTTGATGATTGCCTCGACCTGATCCAGCGGTCGCGCCTGGGGCTCCTCGCCGGCCAGGGCCGAATCCAGCGCGCGGATGTCGATGCCGTAATCGCTGATCAGCTTGGCCATGAACTTGGCCCGCTGCGGCATCGCCGCCGTGGCCAGCAGGGCATCCGCCGCCATCAGGTTGGATACCACCTGGAGCGGGCTCATGTTGGTTTGGCGATACCGCTCTGCATGGGGCTGGATCACTTGCTGGAACTGCTGGGCAAACTGCTTGACCGGCCCTGCCTCGTTGATGGCCCGGGTCGTTTCACGTTCCCTTCGGTGTACCTCGGCGCGCACCTCGGGGTCGAGCGCAGCCCATTTCTGCCGCGTGCTGGCCTTCCAGGACTTCGGAGCGTTGTCGAGGTTGGGAGCGGCCTCATGAGGCTCCTCCTCGGCCGGCAGCGGTTCGCTCGCGGCTTTCACCTCCTGCTCGGAGGGCACCTGGGCCCCATCGGGCGCCTTGTCCTCCGTCCTGGGTGCGAACCGGCCGCGCTCGTCGCGCTCGCGTTGAGTCGTCTGCTCGGGCGTTTCACGTTCCGTGACCGGGCTGGCCTCGACTACCTTCTCGAGCGTCTCGCGCAGTGTCGGCTCGGGAGTCTGTTCCGGAACAGCCTGCTCGATGATTTCATTGGCCATTGAGATACCCATTGCGTTTTGCTGCCTCGATGACGGCCTCCCTCACTCCCTGGGGCGGCTCCTTGGGCATTTCCGTGGGCAGGCCCTGGCAGTCGCGCCAGTTGACGACATCGTGGCGCTTGTTGTGCTCGCGCATGCCGGCCCGGCCCGAATAGATCTGGCCATCGATGGGGGAGACGAACTCGCCCTCATCCTTGGCGATCATCGGTGCATTCGCCGCCCGCTCGCTCAAGTAGGCCGCATATTCGGGCGAGTCCTTCCTGAAGACCCGCCCATCCCGGCTGTAGACCCAGGTGGTCATCGGCTCTCCTGGACGGGGGGTTCTTCCTCGGGCTTGGGCGGATGGAAGGTATTGCCATGAGGCGGCACCGGGAAGGCCTCGTTGGCCGCGTCCGCCTCCTCCTGAGTCATCCGGCGATTCCAGCCCCGGGGGATCCGCGTGGTGTCGAAGGGGGCATCGTCTGCAATAGGAAGGGGTTCCATGATTCATCTCCTAAAGTTTGAAGTTGACCGCCCAGGGAAAGCCGTTGCCGCCTACAGTCGTCGAGTTGATCTGCCTCGCCGCAACAACGGGGCCGGTCGTGTTGTAGGCCACGAATTGACCAACGGTTCCTGGGCCATAGGCAATTTGCCTGAGTTTCAGCACGAACCCTTCACCCTTGGCCTGTCCTAGTAGCTGCATTGGAACGAACCAGACCTTGTTGGTTGCCGTATCGGTCATGATGTCGGAAGCACCGACAACAGAACTGGCCCAGCCGCCAGAGGGAGCCCAGGCAGCAAAATAGACCCTGTTTGACACACCGTAATTGGTCCTTATTGACGCTGAAGAAGACGAGCCCGCCGTCTGTGCTGTAGCTGACCATGCAAGTGCTGGCGATGCCAGTGTGCCAAAGTTGTTTAAGGTATTAGTACCAAAACTCAGGACGGCTGGGTATGCGTTATCAGCAGAATCCACCACCAGGTTTCCGGCACCCTGCATGTAAATAATAGTCCCGCCACCCGGATTACCAAAACCTGTCAGCACAGCTTCGGCTGAATCAAAATAAAAGGGCTGGATATTCGCAAGATAGATGGTTGTAAGCACCGAGCCAGTCCCAACCTTGACCACTCCCGTATCGTCACCCAAGATGGTTCCCGACGATGCCGTAAGATTGCTCGGGGTGTCGACGTTGCCTGCCGGGAAGTAGGCGGTGTACAGAGTGCTGGTGGCGGGTGTGCCATCCAATATGGCAGCGTTGTTTCCAGCCGGAGCGGTGGCCCATATCACCAGCAGAATCCGTCCGGCCGAGCCGTCCTTGCGCTTGAGCACGATATAGAGAGGGCCAACGGTACTGCTGCTCGCTACCACCCATGAGAAATTGGCATCCGCTGCCTTGGTGGCAAAGAGCGCTACAAGATCAGTAATCAGGGTTGCAGCCGTCGTCCCAGTCTTGGTGCCAAGACCGCTGCTAAACCAAGTCAGAGTGGCAGACATCTGTTTTCCTCAGACGTAGTTCAGCAAAACCCAGCCCTTGCCAATCGGACTTGGCATGGCAAGAATCTCAGCCTCTACCAGCCCCGATACCATCGTCCAACCCCCACCCGACCACGGCGCCGAGGAAGCCATCTCCCAGGAGTAACCGGTCCAGATCATCTGCTGGCCTGAATCAAGCGTGACAATCTGACCCACATAGGGGGAGACGGGGAAGGGGAAGGCAGAAGCCATTAGGCTTTCTCCAAAGCCTTGATGCGCCGGATCAGGTCCTGCACCTGGAGCACGGTCTGCGCCAAGATCGCCCGGTCATCGATACTGGCGGGCTGAGGATCACCATCCTTTGTCAACTCGGAAGTATCCCCCAACAAAGCCTCTGGCAAAGCCTTCTCGATATTCTGGGCACTAAAACCCCAATGAGGCCGACCATCATCCTTGAAAATACTGATATCAGCCCAGTGAAAACGAATCGGCTCGATAGCAGCAAAAGCCTCTTCATTAAGCAACGGCATTGGCTCGATGCGATGTTTGACCCGCTCATCCGAGACAAAAGAAAACTGACCAACATAAGTAGCATCAACCCACAGCTTCGCCACACCATCCCAATAGATGTTGAAGCAGTTGCCTCCATGACTTCCGCTCATTCCCGACCGACAGGCATAACCTTCATTTGTAAAAACACGCCCAGTATCAGTTATCCAAGTATTAACCGCGGAATTAGCGTGATTGACGATTTCCAAGGCACCTGATCCACCACAGCGCAACCCCTTCGTCCAGGTGTTGGTAGCGCGCAGTCTCAACGCTACACTGTCGTTGGTAAGCTCAAGCGGGTTATCGCTATAGATATTGCCTATAAAGGTATGCGTGTTAGCCCCATAACTCATCGCCCCCTGACCGGCCAAAGGACCACCCCCACTACAGATGATGCGGCCATCATAGTCGGTGACTCCGGCAGCGGCACTGTGGAAATCTATAAAAGGTACAGCGCCCGAAGCATTCCCACCCAGTTCAATATTGGACTGAACGATTAACGTGCCGTTGAGTAAAGTCGTGCCAGTAGCATTAAAGCTACTATTGAAACTGGCTGGATTCTGAAATGACACCACCCCCGTACCTCGGTCGATCTTGAGAGGTGAATCAACATATGACCCGGCATCATTAAATCGATCAACGATAAAATCGCTTCCGACATTGCTTCCAGATTCTGCAGCGTTATTTCCGAGATGCAATCCCCATCGAAACTGGGCATTCGTCTTGCCGTAGAGAACAGAACTATACCCAGATGCGGGCTTATTCAAATTCAAGACGGCCCAATTAAGCGGAGTTGCACTAACTGTGGCTGCACCCGTCAGGGAAACAGCCAACAGGTTGTGATTCGGAATACCCAGACCAGTCAATGCCGTTGCTATCGTCGTGCCACTCGTGCCCCCATTGGCCACGCTCAGGGGCAGGGGCAGCGCCGACGCCGCTGCCGGGTTCAGCCACGTATCAGGCCCGGCCACAGTAGGGATGCGGACCATCTCCTCGCCGGTCGATGGCTTGACCCAGCGGTCCCCGATGATCGGGGTGGACGGCATCGCGTCGTCCACCGTGAAGTCGTTGCTTGCCATCGTCCCCAGGCCCGAAAACGTGGTCTGGACATACGAGGCATGCGACGTGCCCTCGAAGTAGGCCGTCACCGTGATCGACGCTGCGCCGGAGACACGCTGGGCATAGAGCTTGGCAACCACCCGATCGGTCGGCAGCAAGACACCCGCTGCCGCGACCGTGGCAAGCCACTCCTGCAACCCTGCTGACGAGTTGACGAAGCTATTGCTGAACTCGTCGCGGATCAGCGTCTCCACGCCCGCCGCATTACGGATGTAGACACGCAAATGCAGCCGCGCCACCCCCGCCGAGGTCGCGGCATAGATGCGCCGCGACACCGACCCCGCCTCCACGTTCAGGGGACCGGGGACACCCGGGTCCGTGATGAACGACCCGAGAAGGAAATCACTCGTGCCGGTACAGGGTGCCGTCAGCGTGCGTTCCGTCCCCTGGCTGGGCATCGGCAGCAACGTGTAGTAGGTGGCAATGTCGGAGGCATCGCTGGTGGCGAAATAGAAGCTCCGTCCGCCGCCTCCGCCTCCGCCCGTCGCTGCCACGATGGTCCAGGCTTGGCTCTGCCGCGCGTATTGCGACCCATCGTTCGGCGCATCATCAATTTTGGTCGTGTCGGTGGGATGGCGGTGATTGCCGCGCGCCCACAGGGTGGAATCGCCTGAAGAGGCCACACCGTCCATCTGCGGCGTGCCGTTGAAGGCCTGCCCGAAGAACCAGCCGGTCGTGGCGATCCTGTCCGAGTTGTCATCGACAGAAGGCGTCGGCGCCCTAGGCGTGCCCGTGAACACCGGGCTCAAACTCGGTGCCTTGGCGTTCAGCAGCGCCATCAGGTCGGTTTGCGCGTTGATGTCCCCGTTGATGTTGCCCCAGGTCGCGTTGACATCCGTGGGGATGCGCCAGAAGCCGTCGCCGTGCAGGACGTAGCTCGACAAGCCGTTCAGGTTGATCGGACTCACCGTGCCCAGAGGCGGCTTGTTGATGAGTTGGTTGTAATTGCCCGAAAAGGCAACCGGATGGAGGTCCGAGGTGTCCGCCTTGGTATCGAACATCGCCATCAGGTCGGCCTGATTGGTGATGTCTCCGACGATGTTGCCCCACGAGGTCAACTCCGTGGTGCCGAACACCACCCACTTGCCCGACCGGGACAAGAACATGTTGTCCGCGCCCGGCGTTTCCGTGGTATCCGTCAGGGTGACAACGAAATCCTTGCCCGTCCCCCCGAGGGGCGCGCGGTCCGGGTTGTCGATGGGCGGCTCGACAATCTTGGTCCGGTCGTAGGGGTCAACGGGCAGCTTACTCATCGAAAAGGTATCTGAATTTCGGATCGATCTCGCCTATCGAGGTGTTGCCAAAGCCCGTGATGCCCTCGGTACGCGCCGAATCGATCGCTATCGTGGCGTTCATGGTGTTGTCGATCAGTTCGATCTGCACATTGCCCGGCGAGCCATCGCTGAAGGCCACCTCGCCGCCTTGCATCACGCTGTTCTTGAAAACAGCACGCGCGGCCGCGTTGGACCCATTTATCCGGAACACCGTCTTGCAGTCTTCGAACGTATTGAACACGCCGACAACATGGGTCGGGTTGCCGGCATTGGGCCCGAAGAAGACACCCGTCTCGCAGCGGCGCACATTGTTGAAATCCACATGCACATCCTCGCCGCACTCGGTGATCGTGAACGCATTGTGGATCATGTCCTCGATGTCGTTGTTCAGCACCTTGATGTGGTCCAGCGTGCCCGTCTTGACGTTGAAGATGACCGTGATGCCCGCATACCTGCCGCCGTAGATATCCGGCGCGAAGCAACCATGGTTGCTCTTGATGCGGTTGCCCAGGACCTCGATGTGCTCGACTCGCGCATCGTTGCCTGCCTGAATCGAGAGCTCGACAGCAGCCAAGCCGCAGCAGTCGAAGTCGTTGTCCTCGATCGTGACGTTGGTGACGTACTGGCCATTGCCATAAGCCTGCGCCGTCACAGCCGAATCGAAGATCTGGCTGAAGCCACAGCGCCTGATCACAATATCGTCGGCATGCACGCAGAGCTCGATGCCGTTGCCCAAGTAGTTCTCGGGAGCATCCCCGAACCGCTGCCCACCATGGCCGAACAGAATGCAACCCTCGAAAAGACCCTTGGACGTGGCGAATTCAACGGCAATACGCTTAGCACCGATGAACATGATGCCCTTGTAGTGCTGATTCAGCCTGCTGTCGGTTGCCCCGAAGGGTCCAGGCGCGGCACAACTCATCACGTTCGATCTCGTCGCCACCCGGTAGGAGCGGCCCTGGGGCTTGGGTGGCTTGGGCGGTTTCCCAGGCGGTTTATCAGGCTTGCCCTTGAACAGGCTTGACTGCACCTCCTCGCTTGCCACCACGAAGGCCCGGCCATCTCTCCAGTCATACGAATAGCCGCCACCCTCGAGACTCTCGCGCAGCTTGGCGTAGTCGTCGGTATAAAGCTGGAAGGGAAGTGGCACGCCATCCTCGAAAATGGCGCCGATAGTCAGCTTGTCAGGCTGGTCGCTGGGCTCATGCGTGCCGAGGATGGCCGTATACCAGTCATGCTCGGCATCGTACTCGAGGACATTGGTGCAATCGGTCGTGACATCGATGATCGGCAACGCGCCGGCCCCATAGGAATCCATGTAGCAGCCGACATAGCCCCCGCTGCTCAAGACCTGCGGCACCGGCTCATAGAACACCGAGTCGGCCTTCAGGTGGACATGGTTGACATCACCGCCATTGCGGCTGGCTTTCTCGCCGGCATGTGCAAGCGTCTTGAATGGAAACGTCTTCGTGCCGTCCCCCTCGGAAGGGACGGACGAATCGACGTACCACTCGTGGACGGTCATTCCGGTGTTTCCTCGACAGGCGTCACGATCTCATAGCCGTACTTCTCGTTGGCCCAGTCCACGCACTCCTGGGACAGTGGCGCGTTGCAACCCGGCGGAATTCCCTCCGTGGTAAACGGACCATCACCCGGCGCGAGCGGCGGACAATACGGACCTTCCGGAGCCGGCTCGGTGCGCGGTGTCCCATCAGGCAACAGTCCGTAGGCGTCGGCAAGCTCTTGCGCCGTCTTGTCGGTGCCTTTGTAGTTGCTGCCCAGCCCAACCACGAGCTCAGGACGATCCTCGTAGTCTTCCCGGCGCTCTTCACCCCCAATGGGCTCCGAGGGCTCTACTTCGTCGCGCTTTGCTTTCCTGACCATGGTTTACTCCTTGGGTTTGGGCTTCGCAGCCGCCTGCGCCTTCATCTGCTGGACCTTGGCATCAGCCGCCTGCTCGCCTTGCTCGAGGCTCTGCTCGTGTGTCTGCCTGGACATCTCCAGATCCTGTTCACCCTGTTGCCTGCTCAGATCAGACTGCACCATCGCATCCTGCACCTTCTGCTGCGCAACCTGCTGATGAGTCTGCATGTCGATCTGGTTCTTCTGCATGTCGGCCTGCAGGTTCTGCTGCTGCTCCTGCGCCTTCAACTCGAGCTCGCGTTCCTTGAACTGGAGCTCCATCTGCTTGGCCTGCGCATCGATCTGGGCAATCTGCTGCTTGAAGGCCAATTCGGCCTGCTGCTTCTGCTGCTCAAGCTGCGCCTCCTGCTGCTTGATGCCCATCTCCATCTGCAGCTTCTGCTGATCCATCTGGCCCTTCTGGGCATCGCGCTGCATGTCGGCCTTGACCTTGGCCTCGGCCGGATCGGGCTTGGGCTCGGGGGGCGGTTTCCCCTCCAGTTGCGCAAGCTGCTTGTCGATCATGCCCTCGATGTCCGCCGCGCCCTTGAAGGATGCGATACCCCACTTCAGCATGTTGAGCATCACGGGCTTCAACTCGGGGATCTGGCCGGCGATCGGCAGGGCCTGGGCCATGTAGCCGGTCACCATGGACATGAACTCGATGCGGTCCTTCTTCTCGGCCTCGTAGTCGGCCTGCGCCATCGAGTCGGCCTGCACCTCGACCCGCCAGTTGAAGCCCTCTTCGGACTTCAGCATCACCAGCGCCTCGGGGACGAACTCTCCGTTGTCCGTATAGACAATCCCGGAGCGCCGGATCAGCGTTTCCGGGGTGTAATGCTTGACGGACATCTCGGCCTTGATGCGCAGGATGTCCGAGGCGAACGCGGCCACCTCGTTCTGCAGCTTCTTGATGCGGATGGACGCAAACTGAGCCTTGATCTGCTGGGCCCCCAGGGTTTCACTGGCTTTCGAGTCGCCACGGATGATGTCGGCGATGCCGGTGAGCTCATAGATCTGTCCCTTGATGGCTTCGCGCGCCTCGTACAAACGTTGAAGAGCCGCCACCACCATCTCGAGCGGGATCCAGTCCACCGCGCCCTTCATGCCGCCCTTCTCGCTGAACTGGCCCCAGTCGGGCACCGGCACCATGGTGTTCTCGTCACCGCGCAGGATCGAGCCCACTGCCTTCGCACCCTGGTCGTACACGCCCACGACCTTGCATGCACTGACCAGTAAACTTATTCGGGCGTTAACGACGTTCAACTCCGTGTACTGGTCCTGGATCATGTAGTAGTCTGGCCGGGGAACCGTGCTGGTGGTCGTGATGTTCGCCAGCATCGGCTTCGGACAGGGCTCGAAGGACGTGAGGTGCAGGAAGTCATCACGCGTGTCGAGCAGATCTCGCGGATACCCCGGCGCATACCAGTGGATCTTGCGCTTGGTGCGATCCCAGATCTCCCAGACGATGGCCTTCTTCAGCACCTCCTTGGTCAACGGCCCGACCAGGGCATCGTCCTTGGCCTCGACCACCGAGTAATCGAGAGAACAGAGCTTCGCCTTCGCCTCGCCGAACCGCTCAGTCAACTGTTGCTTGGTCAGGTACGTCTTGCGCGCCACCCAGCGACGTTCACTCCACGTCCGGCACGGTGACCAGCGGAAATCGCGCCAATGCACGTAGTCCACGCAGATGCGCTGATCGGTGATGCGCTTGAGGGGCTCGGGAGGAGATCCGAAGGAGGACGGGGTGTCGAAGCCGTCGTCGCCTGGAAAGGCAACCGAGGCATGCGGCTGGGTGGCCTGCGCGTCGTTGGTGAGCACGCCACCGGCCTGGGTTGGCACATTCTCCGTCTCGGTTTCGAGCCTCAACCACGCGCAGGCCAATCCGGGGATGAGCCTGTCCTGCACTGCCTGACGCATCACTGCGTCGAACTGGTCCTCCGGATCGTTGAGGTCCGTCTCGAGGGTGCGCTGCAGGATCAGGGCACCTACTCGGGCAACCTGGTCACGGTAATCGTCGTAGCGGCGGGTGACTTCGGGCTTGGGGAGATCGGCGTACAAGGCCGACTCGAGAATGTTCGTGTTCGAGTAGTAGATGTTGAACCACTTCGAATCGGCACTGACATCGCCCCGCTCATCGAGGAACCGATCGTTGGCCGTCTTGCCCCGCTTGTGGAACTTCTCGAGCTCCTTGTCGCTGGCCTCGATCTCCATTTCCCACAATGCCCGGGGCGACAGGTCCGCCGGGTTCTCGATCGAACCCTGCGTGACGAGGGCAAGCGTGGAGGTCATGGCATGGATCTGACGATGGAAAGGGCTTTATCCGAATGCAGAGTCTCGAGGTTATAGCCCAGGTGGGGGGCCCAGACGCGGGAGGCATCATCGCGCGCGGATTGTAAGGCATTGTCCGATGAGAGGGAGGCGGGAATATCGGGGGCCTCGGCCATGGCCATATATCGCAGCGCATCGGCGTAGTCGGAGCACCAGTCATGCACCGGCTGGTCCGAAAACATCAATTTATCCTCGTCCCACTCGCGGTGGTAACCCTTCAGGGCCTCGATGAAGTCATCCGCGACCGCGCCCCCCTCCGGGTCCTTGGGATCGACAGGGGGGTTGCCGATGGTGATGCGTGGAAAGAGCCGCCGCACGGCCGAGATTCCATCATGCACCGCGTGGTGCGGGACCATGCGGGGAGTGATGCCCTGGCCGAGGAACTGCTCGACGATGGATCGACCCGTTTGCAGGTTCTTCGCGCGCGCGTCGTGCGGGAGCCAGATCGTACCGATGGGAGAGTGGAAGGAACGGATGTCCTCGATGTGGTGAAAGATGTCCTTGCCGTGGGTGGCGTAGACGTTGACGATCCTGAAGGAGCCTTGATGTTTCTGGTAGGCAATTCGCACCGTGGCATCCGTGAACCCCAGGTCGTAGACGAAGTGGGTGTCCAGGTGCGGATCGAAAATGTCCTGCTGGGAAACCCGCCCGGTAAGAAAAAGCTCGTTGACTTCGCTTGCGTAGATGGCGCCCTTCAGGGCCGAATCGAAGGAGCACATGAACTCCTGCGCGAACTCCTCCTCGTCCATGTCGCGCCGCAGGTCCTCGAGCTCCTGGGGAGGGACGAGGCCGGAAGTATCGGCGCGCAGGGTCAGAAGGAAATATCTGTGAGGATCCCGGCGAGCCTTCTGGACCTGTTCATGGAAGAGATTCTTTCCTTTCGGAGTAGACGCGAAAACACCCCAACCATTGCGATCGGATAGGGCGGGACGCAGGACTTGGCTGAAGACGGATGGCTTCCACAGGGCATATTCGTCTCCCACGGCCCCGTCGAGATACATGCCGCGCAGTGAATCAGCGTTATCGGCCCCGAGGCAATAAATCGTGGAGTTGTTGGTGAGCGTGACACGGAGTTCGCTTTCGTTGGGGGGTGCGGTCCAGAACGGGCGGGAGTAGTTCTTCAGGTATCGCCACGCGACACGCTTGGCTTGGGTGTAGGTTGGGCCGATATAGGCGTATTGCGGGTCGGGATGCGGGATCGGGGTGCGCGCGGCGAGGATCAGGTCGTTGATGAGGGCGATGGTCTTGCCGGCTCTGCGATGGGTGACCAGCACAGCCCAGCGCTGCGGTCGGTTGTGGAAAGGGATGAAGGCCAGCCTAGGAGAGTACAGTTCCATCGGTTTCCCCAGCAGGTTCGGATGGAGGAGCTTCCTGGTAGGCCAGTCTTCGATGGGTCAGCCACTCGGGCCACTCGGCCTGGGGTCCCGCGCTCTCCGCCTGCTTGGGCAACACCGGGGCAATCGTGGGGGCCGTCTGGCGCGCGTAGAGCTTGAGGAACGCGCCGGGATAGCGGTCGGCGAAGAGCAGGAGTCTCGGGATGCCGCCCCAGGCCTCGAAAGCCAGCTGGAACGCTTCGGCCGCGGAGGTGTGGAGCGATGAAGGGAGGTGCGCGTGGTGCAGGCCCTCGTCCAGCAGCATCCTGAGGTCATTCGAGAGGTGGTCCCCGTCCAGGCCCTTCAGGGCAGTGACCAGTTCCTGCAGGTTCACTTGCTGGGCAGAGGTGGTCATGGTTGCCTATTTGGGATACCGATTTTTTCTACGTTGTCTACTTGGGATACCTGATTTTCCATCCCGTCCACCAGGGTGATCGTGCGCGGGCGAGGCCACCCCCGCCTGCCGCCTCGGTGCCCCCCTTCGTGCGTGCTGCGTTGCCCAGGCAGGTGCTACTGGGCGAGCTCGAGCAGGGCAGGGGAGGACAAGGGAGAGCAGAGCAGCACTACAGCCAAGGGCAGGGGAGGGGAGGGCAGGGGAGAGCCGGCCGGCGCCCTCCCCTGCCCTCTTCATTGACATGTCAATGGTTGTCTGATCAGACATCAGTGCATCAATCATCTGTGCCCTCACGTTCCCTTTCGGGCCATTGCATGCCGGCATAGGTGTCGCGAAGCCGCTGCTCCGTGAGCCAGTCCGGCATGGCAGGGGCAGAGGACCGCTCAGGATCCCCCTGGTAGGCCATAGAAGGCCCGTAGGCGCGATCGAGGATGGCAATGCAGGCACTGACAGCTGATCGGCCGTCGGCGGCCGCTAGGCGCGCCAGATGCGCCATGGCAAGGGGCGCATAGCGGCGCGCTAGCTGCTGATCCTCGCGACCGGTTTGCAGCCGCTCGAGCACTTCGGCGCCCGGGCGCAAGGTCCCCACCTCTTCCACCGAACAGCGCAGTGCAAGGGCATCCTCGGGCAACCAGATGAGCGCAGGGGGAGACATGCGTGCGAGGGTAATCCTC